CAACAACTTGCTAACGTAGGTAAGATGGGTGAACAATATCAACAAACAGCATTACAAGCTGACATTGATCGCTTTAACTTTGAACAAAATAAACCATACCAAAAACTATCTGCTTATCTTGGTGCTGCTTATGGTGCTCCTACAGGTACTGTATCAACAACTCAATCATCTGGTGGTGGAAAAATAGTGTGCAGTGCAATGAATCAAGCCTATGGATTTGGAAACTTTCGTAATTCTATTTGGCTTAAACATTCAGCGACAATGCCTAACGCTAAAACAATTGAAAAAGGATACCATAAATTATTCTTGCCAGTTGTTGCATTTGCGTTTAGTGATAAACAAACATTTACTCGCAAGATTGTTCGTAAGATTTCAGAACATATTGCTAGACATCGTACAGCTGACTTATGGAAAGAAATGCGTGGTAAACGCAGAGATCCACTAGGTCGTATCTATCGTGCAATCATTGAGCCAATCTGCTATGCAGTAGGCAAACTACAAGGATAATCATGGAGCCAATTTTAATAGGTGCAGGTGTTGGAGCTTTAACTTCAGCTGCTACAGGTCAAAATCCATTTACAGGTGCATTGCTTGGCGGTGCTACTGGCGGTGTGTTTGGTGGATCTGAAAGTTTGCTTGGTGGTAAAATTGCAGATGCTTTTGGAAAATCTTCTCTTGGTAGTGCTGTAGGTGGTGCTTCTAAAGGCATTACAGCAGCAACTGGTGAATTAGCAAAACAAGCTATTCCATCTATGGGCATTCAAAATCTTGGATCAAATTTAGGCCAAAATGTTTTAAGTGGTGCAGCTGGTTCTATAGACGATATAGCTGGATCATACGTTCTTGGTCAAGGTGCATTACCTGCAACTACAGCTACTGGTGCATATGCTAGAGGTATACCATTGTCTACTGGTGATTTAGCTGGTGGTGCTGGGAATAATGTTCTTGGTGCAAATATGTCTAAGTTATTTAATTATACACCTCCTACAGCATTAGAAAAAATTCAAGGTGTTGGCACAGATGCATATTCATGGGCAAAAGATAATCCATTAAGTGCTGGTAATATTGGCCTTAAAGGTATTGAGTTGGCTAATCAACCACCTAAACCTGTAGACACATCTGGACAAAGACCTGTAAAACAAGGTTCATTTGAAGGTGGTGCTGGTATTCAAATGCCTACACCTGCAGCAACTGGTGTATCACCTACAATACTTCCTGTTAGGCCTAATAAGACAGGTCAAGTTGCACTTGATTCAGTAGTACAAAGACATCCAGAACTCATTCAGTTATATCCAAGTTTATTTGGAGGAAGATAATAATGGCTTTATTTGATGAATTACCAAATTTATTTTTAACACAAAAACCAGAGTATTTACAAGGTTTATTAGGTGCTGAAAAATATAAACAACTAGAACAACAATCAAACATATCTGGACTTCTTAATACGTTTGTAAATTTTGTAGCTCAGCCTAAGAATCAAGGATATGGATCAATTATTCCTTACGCTGCTAGATCATATTTGGCTGGCACTTCTGGTGCTCAAAATGTATACGATACTAGAACTAAGAATGTACTTGATGCACTTAACGTTGCTAAGACTACTAAGCAAATTGAAATGGAAGGCATGACTGATCTAGATAAACTTATCTATAACAGAAATAGATTAGCTAAAGAAGATCCTACTAGTCCATATCTTAGTGCTTATGACGCTGCTATTGGTAGTAAGTCTGGTGGTTATGGATCTAGCGTAGAAGGTGTATCTTACAATATTCTTCTTAGAGGTAATGATGGTTCTGCTGACTCTGCAGCAGTAAGAAGTAGTCCTAAATATGCTGTTGCATATCGTGAAGTGTTTGAGCCAAAAACAGTTATGCAAACTGTACAAGATCCTGTTACTGGTATTACAAAACAAATTCCTGTACAAATTAAACCTGCTCCGCCACCACCAAATATTTTACCTCCAATATATGGCTATGATGGAACAACAAAACAAACTGCAACAACTACTACTCCAACTCCAACTACTACTGCTGATGCTGGCAACATTACTAAAGCACCAACTGCATTAACAGAGCAACAAGCTACTAAAGCAAAAGAAAAAATTGATGCAGGTATTTTATTCAATACATCACTAGAAACTTTAAAAGCTGATATTAAACAAAATGGATTGCAAATTGGTGGGTTTGGTGCAGCTGGTGCAAGGCAACAAGCATTGTATGAAGATGCATTAACTAAACTTCGTATTGGTTCTGAACTTGGTGTGCTTAACAAAGAAGATTTGCCACGCTTACAGAAACAACTTCCACCTCCAGACCAACTTCTTACATTAATGAAGGGTGGGTTTAGCTCAGATGCTTTATTAGGTGCAATTGAAGCAGTTCAACAAAGTAATAATGCAGGCATTCAATTATATACAAATAAAATAAATCCTCCAAGTGCTAAACCAGCAGGTGGTGGATTAATGCTTGATCTTGAGGCTATATCAAATGAACTTAAAAAAAGAAAAGGTAAATAATAATGGACTTTTCAAAGTTTTCCACTAAAGACTTAGAATATCTTAAAGCACAAAAGCTAGATAAAGTTTCTACAGATGGCCTTAGTGAACTTCAAAGACAATTATCTGGTGTTCCAGCTGGTGCTACTGATAAAAGTATTCCTTATGATTTATTAATTCCTCCAGAGCAAAGAGTTAAACCAGTTGAACCTGAAACACAAAAACCACAAACAACACTTGATAGAATTCCTATTCTTAGAGAAGCTGTAGGTGGATTTGATGCTGCATTGGCTGCTACTACCCCATTAGTAACTGCTCCAGTAGGTGCTTATTATGGATTAGGTAGACAAGCTATTGGTGGTGTTACTGGTAATCAATATGCTCCTAGTGCTGAAGCAGCAATCATGAAGGGTATGGAAACAACTGCATATAGACCACAAACTGAAATTGGTCAAAAGGCTGTTGAAGGTATTGGTAGCTTTTTAGAATCATCTAAACTGGCTCCAACTCCAATGGTAGGAAATGTACCTTCACAAATACCTGCTACAGCATTATTTGGTGCTAGTCCAAAATCATTAGAGTTTGCTGCTACACCAATTAAGTTACCATTTACTAAAGCTCCGCTATATGTTCCTACAGTTGCATCTAAATTATTTAAAGAATCAAAAGTAAACTTAGGTGCTGTACCAGAGCAAGAGTTTTTTCAACAACAAGCTACTAATCTTTTTAATCAAGCACAAAGTCAAGGCATTACATTAAAGAAAAATGTATTCCAAGCTAATATGCAAAACTTGCCAGCAAGATTAAGAAAAGAAGGATACACTCCTAGTGGTAATTTCCCAGACGTTAATGCTGCAATTAAAGAGCTTACATCTGGTAAACAACCTGTAGACTTTACTGAAATTCAATCATTACGCACCATGATTAAAAATGGACAAGCATCTACTAATCCAAATGAAAGACGTATTGCAACAAGATTGCTAGATGAGTTTGATGATTACATGGCAAATATGCCTGTAAGAGATATTAAGGTTGGTAACAAAGAAGCACTTAATATATGGCAGCAAGCTCGTGATAGTTATGCTAAATTTAAGAAGTCTGAAATATTTACAGATATGCTTGATGAAGCTCAGCTTGATCGTACTAAATTTACACAATCTGGCACAGAAAACTCATTGGCACAACAAATGAGAAAACTTGCTAAAAATGAAAAGCGTATGCGTTTATTCTCTAAGGGTGAACAAGATGCAATCATTGAAGCAGCTAAGGGTAGTGATTTAAAACAAACACTTAAATTTGTAGGTAGATTTGCTCCAACATCAACTGTGTCTGCATTACCAACAATAGCTATTGGTGCAGGTGATATGCTTACTGGTGGTGCATTTGCTGGTGCTACAACTCTTGGTCGTATGGGTGCAACTAAAATGGGTGAAAGTAATATTATAGATTTGGCTAAGTTTATGAGAAGTGGTTTGCCAAATAGATATAACGTTCAACCTAGAAATTTAAATCTTATTAATACTGGTACACAGTATGGCATTCCACAAGGTCTATTATCAGACTATATGATTAACCCAGAAGAACAGCAAAGGTAAGAATGGACATGGTAAAGTCAGACGTAGAAGCACGTTTAAGTACGCATGAAGAAGTATGTGCATTAAGATATGAACAAATAAACGCTAGGCTTAAAAGATTAGAACAAATACTTTTAGGCACAGCAGGATTTGTAATTGTATTTTTATTAACTCATAGGTTTATGTAAATATTATGCAAACATTTTATAAACTATTAAGTTGGTCATTAATTGTTTTACTTGTGTTATTTATGGTGCATAATGCACACGCTGATACAACTACTATTAACTATAAAGGTCAACCACCACCTAGTGCCATTAGCCCTTCTATAAGTGCTTTTAGCCAAGACGTTTGTTTAGTGCCTGTTAGTGGTTCTGTATCTAGTACATTGTTTGGCATAAGTGGTGGCTCTGGCTATAAAGACTTAAACTGTGAACGTATTAAATTAGCTAAAACTCTTAATGACTTAGGCCTTAAAGTTGCAGCAGTATCTATCCTTTGTCAAGACGATAGAGTATTTGAAGCTATGATACAGTCAGGTTCACCATGTCCTATAAATGGTTCTATTGGTGATGCTGCTAAACGTGGCTGGTATGAACGTAACCCTTCTATATTTAAGAAACTATATGGCGATACATACACGATACCGCTTGTTCTTGACGAGCCTATTACTACTTCTATCACTAACAAAGGCAAATAATGCTTATGCTTGGTATTGCAACTATACTCCAACACCTGAAGGCTATATGCTTCAAGGTTCTCTCGTATGTAATGGCATTGATCCAATCATTGCAATTAAAGATTATTGGTGCGTATCTTATAACCCAAGTGACCCAATATGTGGTGCGTATCAAACTCCTGCTTGCTCAGACTTGGTTGAAAATCAAACCACAGCTTGCACGTTACCTCATTATAGCGGTGCTATTAACCAAAGCAGGAACTTTAGTTGTTCTACAAACTCTTGGTCAGCTTGGACAGAAACTAGCAACAATTGCACACAAGATCCTCCAACGTGCCAAACAAGCGTTGAAACTAGACAACTAGCCTGTCAAGCAGACTATGTAGGTTCTGTTACAGAAACAAGAATGTCATCTTGTCCAGATCCTTATAATCCATCTATATGGGGTACTTGGATAGAAACAGCTAATTCATGTGTTAAGAGTGCTACAAACGTTACTAACGTAGCTTCACCTGTTAGTCCTAGTAGTCCACTTAACCCTATAAATAACCCACCACCTATTGCAGCTCCACCACCCCCTGCTGGGCTACCTGCAAATAGCCCTAGTGAGCCTGTTTTATCTAGCCCTCCTAAGGTTGAACAGCCAAAGCAAGAAAGTAAAAGTGAGCCAAAGGCAAAAGAAGATAGCCCAAAAGATACACCAAAAACAGAACAAAAAAGTGATAGCAAAGAAAGTCCTAAACTTGACGTACCAAAAGGTAAAGAACTTGTGCATGGATTTGGAATAGTCCTTTCACTAGAAATACTTAACAGACCTATTATAAACCAAATTGAACTAACAGACGCTTTTAAATTTGATCAGGAACTTAATAATGACTTTGGAAAAAACGAAAACTTTAAACTTGAACTTCTCCAGCTCTCAACTCCTCAAGATGCTTTTATTGATTCTGCCAATATTAGCTGGAGGAGCATACGCAGGCATAACTTTCTACAACAAGATGGTTACGGCAATTGAAGCTGTTGACAGTTTAGATTTAGCTCCTATAGAATCTAAATTAAATGGTTTAGAAATACAGGTTAAAGCTATTAACGAAAGACAATACCAACTATCTGAGTCTATTATGAAAGCTAGTGAGAAATCTTCAGATGCTATTGCTAACTCTCGTGAAACTGCAGCTATGGTAAGTGGACTAAGAAAAGAATTAGAAGCTACTGTAAACGCTATGGATGACAAACTAAATACAGTTAAACGTTCAACTATGAATCCACTATCAAAATAATGTTTATTACAAAAGACTTTATATGTAAGCTATATGAAGGATTTGTATCATCACCAACATTTAAAAATTACGCAAAATATCCAGCATCAAGTAAAGTAAAATTTACCATTAAAAATACTCCAGAGGCTTATGGTGAATATAAGCCAGAAGAAAAAGAATTTAACTCTAAACACGAGATAATGATTTCTACTGGAAGATGTACATTTTTAGATACAGTATGTAAGACAATGTTACACGAGTTGATCCATATGGGTATATATATTAATGAGCCAAACTCTAAAAAATATCTATCTCATACTGGTGAGTTTAAAAGAATGCAAAATAAAGTAGCCAAAGAATTTGGCTTTGACCCAAAGGAGTTATAAATGTTTAGTATTATTTCAGGTATATTAGGTTTTGCTACTAGTGGGCTTCCAAGTCTATTAGGATTCTTTCAGCAAAAAGGTGACCAAAAGCATGAACGTGAAATGGCCATGCTGCAAAATCAACAAGCATTGCTTATGGCTGAAAAAGGTTTTGTATCACAAGAAAAGATTGCAGCAATTGAATTAGAAGGAACATACGCAGAAACATACGCACAAGAACGTGAGGCATTGTATACACATGATGCCAAACTTGTAGAAGGTGCATCACAATGGGTAAAGACTTTAAATGCTTGTGTCAGACCATTTGTTGCATTTACTTTTGTAGGCTTACTTGTATTCGTTGATGTAGCTGGCTTTGTATGGGCAGTTAAGTCTACAGGTGGATTTACTCCAGAATCTATGGATGCTATATTTTCTAGCGATGAGATGTCAATTGTAGCTTCTATTATTGGTTTCTACTTTGGTTCTAGAACTTGGGAAAAGAAACGTGAAAGCGTCTAAAGAAGCAATTAAGTTAATACGTCATCATGAAGGTGTAAGAAACAAACCATACCAATGCCCAGCAAAACTGTGGACAGTAGGAATTGGTCATTTAATAGGTGATGGTAAAACATTGCCAGCATCATGGAACAGAACTTTTACTAACGAGGAAATAGATGGAATTCTTAAATCAGACCTCAGTCGCTTTGAGCTGGGAATATCTAAGATGCTACCTAACGTGCAACTTAAACAGCATGAGTTTGATGCTCTTGTTAGTTTTTGTTTTAATCTTGGCTTGGGATGCTTTCAGCGTAGCACCATTCGTCAAGCATTATTACGAGGCGATAAAGAACAAGCTATGGAATCGTTAATGAAGTACTGTAGGGCTGGAGGCAAGATTTTGCGTGGCCTTGAGAACAGACGTAAAGATGAAAGAAGGCTCTTTGAAGGGTTATAATAAGTAATCTCAACACTAGAGAATACTTATGAAAATACTTTTACTTGATATTGAATGTGCTCCTAACTTAGCAACTGTGTGGGGTATCTGGCAGCAGAACGTAGCATTGAATCAACTTCTTGAATCATCATACACATTATGTTATGCAGCTAAGTGGTATGGTGAATCAAAGATCATGTTTGACTCCATATATAAAACAGATCGTAAGACAATGTTAAAAAGCATTCATGCACTCATGGAAGAAGCTGACGTAATTGTTCACTACAATGGTTTAAGATTTGACATACCAATGCTAAACAAAGAATTTTTAGAAGCTGGTATGCATCCACCAAGCCCAGTAAAACACATTGATTTGTTAAGAGTAGTAAAAAGTAATTTTAGATTTGTATCAA